GCAAAGAAGGCTGTTGCAAAGAGCCCAGCAAACAAAAAGAAGTAGTATTTCTTCTTACGAAAAGGGGGGTGGTTGTCTTTCAGCCATCCCCTTTAAAGAAAGATTTTATGGACGTAGTTTATATATGCAGATCTGGAGAGAATGAAGAGCTTAGATACTCTATTCGATCTGCCGTCAAAAATTTAAAGTTTGATAATCTTTGGGTAGTTGGAGGAAAGCCAGGCTGGTATTCTGGAAACCACATCAAGGTTGATCAAAATAAGTCTAAGTACTCAAATGCTAGAAATAATCTTAAGGCTATCTGTAGCTCTTCAGAGATATCAGATTCATTTATTTTGATGAATGATGATTTTTATATAATAAACAAGGTTGATAATGTTCCATATATGCATGGCGGTTTGTTGTCTGACAAAATAAAAAGATATGAGCAGTTAACTGGTGGCACTAGATACGTATTAATGCTAAATAAAACTTTATCAAACCTATCTCGAAAATTAAAAAAAGATATATTAGACTATGAGCTACATGTTCCAATGGTAATGGAAAAAGAAAAACTTTTAAAAATAGTTGATGTTCCAGATTTTTGGAGATCTCGATATGGAAATACATTTTCTGTGGGTGGCGAAGAGATTGTCGATGTTAAGGTCTATGGTTCTGGCAGTCTAATGTCGAAGTCGTATGACTTAAATAATTTAAAATACGACTACTTGTCAAGTAATGACGATTCCTTTGAAGCAATTAAAGAAAGGATTTTGCTAAAAGATTTTAACGAGCCTTCTATTTATGAAAGGCTATAAGTAATTATCTTTTATCTTTAAAGTCTACAAGATCTTTGTAGTATTGATTTTCTGGCCTATCTCCACGAACAGTTGGGTCATTAAAAGTAGAGTGTGCAATTCCAGAAACATAAGCAAAAAGTTTTCCATATTTTTCAAAATAAGCCCTATGAAGCATAGTGTCTTCAGGTCCCCAACCCTTTATCTTTTCTTCAAATCCGCCTATATCTTTAAATATTTCTTTTGGCACTACTATGCAACCGCTACAAGGCCATAGTCGTCTTGGTAAAGAATCTTTATAAGATATTGTTGGAGGAGTAAACTTTTTCCCAACATTTAACCTATAATCCATTCTTTTTAAAAATACAGAAGTTTCTTTAGCATCATTATGTTGATGGTATGTAGTATATGGTGCAACAATTTCATTATGCTTAGTGGCAAAGTCTATTGCTCTTTGGATGGCATCTGGGCTAACAAAGAAATCTGCATCATTAAAGATAACTAAGTCTGCACCCTGCTCTATTGCTTTCTTTGCACCCAAGTTTCTTGCCTGTGCTAAGTTAAAAGTTTCTTCTAAGCTATCAGATATGATAATGTCAATTTTTGGGAAATTTGTATTGTAAAAATCAATAACTGCCTCGAAGGCCCTTATTCTTGATGGGTGTGAACGCCAGGGGATAACGACAGAAATTTTCATAGTAGTCCAAACTTTCTTGCAAAATATTCGATAGCTGATCCTGCTGGAGGAACTTGGTTAGTATCAAAGCCTTTAGCTCTTAATGCACCAGTAAACATTGTGGCACAATAAGCTTCTTCGCAAAGCTCTAATATCTCAGAAGCTTTCTTTGGATTCCAAAAGTCTTCGCCCTTGCTCCAGTGATCTAAAACATTTACCTTAATGGCAGGTTGAGCAAATTGTTCTAGGCTAAACCTTTTAACCAATTTGGTCAGTAGTAGTGGGCCAATAACTGCCCATTTTTCTTTATCTGGAAACATTGTTATTTGTGGTATAAGTTTTTCGGTATGATCATTAATTAATCTTGTAATTTTGTGTGATTGGGGCAGCTTTAAAATACCGCCAGCAATTAAAAAGTCAGACTCTCGAATAAATACAAACTCTACCTTATCAAAAAAATTTTCAGTCAGGCACAAAGTATCTGCGTCTACCCACATTGTTCCAGTGGTTTGAATCATTTTATATCTAAAGTAATCCGAAAAGGCTGCGTACTGTCCATGGTATGTAAAAATTTGATCTTTGGGAATGATTGTAGATGCATCTAGCTTATTAATTCCAGCGGGGACTTCCATATCCATATCGTAAACGTATAGGTTTACAGTATGACCGTAGTGTACGAAAGAGGAAAGACATACTTTTTGAATATACCCTAATGGACCTCCTACCCAGAGTGAACCAACTGTAGCCATTTTTTTCTCCTAAATGTTTTATATTATTAATATATTATAGCTTAATGGCTTTGGCAAATACGACCCTAGATGCCATTTTTGATGCAGCAATAATTGCAATTGGAGCAGATACTCCTAGCACAACACCAGCCCACATTCTTGGCTCGTTCCAATTCCAAGACCAAAAGTCAAAAGAGTGGAAGGCGTTAGCTAAAACAGCTAGACCACCGAAAGCAATCATTCCAAGAACAGCTCCAAAAGTTTTTTCTGGCTTTCCTGAATCAGTAATTCTGGAAGCTAAAACTAAATAAGCAACTAAAAATAGCAAGTACATAAGTTCGATAAAGAAGAAAAATAGTCCAGCCATCCATGCCTGAGATAAGCCGACAAACTGGGCAACAGCAGTGATACCATTAAAAGATACTATGGCTGAAGAAACAAATGCAAGACCAATTGCGAATAGCCAAGACCAAAGAATCAGCTTTTGGTCAATTTGAATCTTTGGAGCCCTCTTTGCCTCCTGACGCTCATATTTCAGTCTTCTATCGTCATCAATACGCTTCGCAGTAGCCTCTTGGCTATTTGGATTTTGCTGCTCTGCAACACGCTGGGCCAGCATCTTTTGTCTTTGCCTGTACGGCAGTTGGTAGGGAGACTCGTTGCTCATAATGCTTCTATTATAGCACTAAATCTTTATGTTATAATATATATGCCTGCCCAATTGGGGGGTATTTTAACTCGCTTAACATAAGGAGATGATATACATGGTTATTACAACACCATTTGGAGGACTTGGTCTAGATATTGACAAGTTCTTTTCTGCTACTAGCACTGCCCCAGCATACCCGACATACAACGTTATCAAGTTTTCTGATGACGACTATGTTATGGAATTTGCGGTAGCTGGATTTAAAAGAGATGACATCGCCATTACAACTGAAAAGGGTGTCCTAACAGTTAGTGGTGAGAAAGAAGATCCAGAATTTGAAAAGGATGCTGGCTATGTCCACAAGGGTATTGCTGGCAGAAAGTTCAAAAGATCTTTTACCCTACCAGAATATTTCGAGGTAGTTGGTGCCGAAATGGCAGACGGAATCCTGTTAATTACACTAGAACGACAGATTCCAGAAGAAAAGAAGCCAAAAACTATTAAAATTAAGTAGTGTATAATATAGGTGTCCCCACACAGGACCTTGGGATGGTTTAGTTACCCACCTACAAACCACGGCATTCGTGCCTTGAATTACCTGTGTGGGGATTTCCTATGCTATAATTGATGCATGCCTTATAGTATTGGATCACGGGGATCTTACGGATGTTCTGGATACCCTGTAGTAAAAGATGGAACGTCGGAAGTTATGGGTTGCCATAATACCGTGGAATCTGCTGGAAGACAGATAGCCGCCATTGAGGCAAATGAAAATAAATCTTATGATGAAAATGCTATTTGGGAGACAGTATCTCCTAGCAAAGAAGAGCCTGGCTTTAAAAATATGGGAACTGGAATAAGACAGCCAGATTCCATGGCAAGCGGATCATCCGCAATCAAAAAGCCAAAAAGAAAAAGACGTAGGTCTAGAGGTGGCGTTGGTGGAAACAGCGCAGGGTCTGTTGCAACAACTGGTGGAGGAACTGGAATGGGAACAAAGATAGACAGCGAAGAAAATTACGACGAAAGCAATCGTGTAGTTTCCAAAGAAGCTGGAATAAAAGAAGGCGACTTTGTTATGGGCATGACATCCGAAGGAATGGCTCACGGAGTTGTTGAGCATATTATGTGGGAAGGCGGAACACTTGGAACCCCTGGCTCAGAGTATGCCCTAGAGTCTATGCCACCAGAAAATCCAGCGATGTCGGTTAGAGTTTATGAATATGAAGAAGAAGAGGATGAGTGGGAAGCAACCGCATACAGCATTGGCATGATGTATGTAGATGCCACAGTCGTTGACATGGAAGATCATGAAATGGAAGATGAGGACATGGATGAAGAAGACATGGACGAAGACGAAATGGAATACATGTCTAAAGCTGAAACATATTCTCCAAATGAAGGCATGAAGGCGGCAGCCAGACGTGCATTAAAATGGAAAGAAGAAGGCAAGGCCACTGGTGCAGGAACTCCTGTTGGTTGGGGTCGTGCTAGAGACATCGTTGCTGGAAGATCTATGTCTCTCAGCGTTGTTAGACGTATGTTCTCATTCTTCTCTCGCCACGAACAGGCAAGCAAAGGTGGCAAAGACTTTAACAACACAAGTAATCCGTCTAATGGAAGAATCATGTGGGACGCCTGGGGTGGCAATGCTGGATTTGCGTGGTCCCGTGCTATCGTAAATAGGATGAGAGACAAGGCATTGTTTGCTGATTTTGGAAAAGATTATACTAAAGTCGAAAGAATGGTAGTCAAGGCAATTACCGTTGGCTCTATGGTTTCTTGGAACTCTTCTGGGGGTAGAGCAAGAGGTAAGATTACAAGAATTATTCGTAGTGGAACTTACAATGTTCCAGGAACTTCTGTTAGCCTGAATGCTTCAGAGGACGACCCAGTAGCAGTAATTAGGCTATACCGTGATGGTGAACCAACCGACACTATCGTAGCGCATAAGATAAAGACTCTTAGAGCTTCTTAATCTTCAGATAAATAGTTCATGAACACCCTCAATATTTGAGCGGTATACTTATCGTAATCTATTTCAAGAATCATATTGTCTTCATTAATTTTATGAATCTTAACGTCTTTACCCATAGCAAATAAGATCTCGTGTATTTCTTTTTCTAGGTCCATAGTTAGTCAAGTATACCATGTTCTCTAGAGTAGGTCCTGATCTTATGACAGTTAGAACAGACAACATCACACTTTGCTACTTCTTGCCATGCCATTTCTGGACCATAGTTTCTTAGAACCCTGTATACGCCATCTAGCTTTTTAAACTCTGGCTTGTGGTCAAATTCTAGGACATAGTGGGGAAACTTATTTCTGCAGTCAAAGCAGCCATGTTTTTCTTTAAACAGGTGAAGATCCTCAAGAACCTTAGCCATGGCCTCTCGGTGCTTCTTTGACTTTACCATATGCCTATATTCTACCACCATCTTTACAAAACTTGGAAATCTGGTATACTTGTTATATGAGTAAAGTCGCAGTAGTAATACCGTGGAGACCTGTTCCTAGTAGAATGCTAGCTTTTAAAAAAGTTGTTAGATTTTATAGGAAAAAATTTCCAAATTTTGAAATCATTATTTCAGATAGCATTGGAGAAAAGTTTAACCTTTCTCAAGCAAGAAATTTGGGTGCAAAAAAAGCAATAGATAATGGGGCAGACATCATTATTTTTAACGATGCAGACCTATTTGCTAGCCCAGATTCAATTAAAGAATCAATTAAGTATTCTATAGCAAACAATGAAATCTCAGCGCCATACAATAGATACCATGAGCACTACACCAAACAAGAAACTGATCTGTTTTTTGCAGACTTTGACTATAACTTAGACCTTGGCTATCTTGCTTTGCCACCAGAACTACCAGCAGATGGTAGTATACCTAAAATATTTTATCCATGCAGTGGATGCATTGTTGTGCCAAAAGATATATTTTTAAGCATAGGCGGATTTGAAGAAGAGATAATTGGATGGGGGCCAGAAGATTTGTGGTTTCATAAACAATATTATGATATTTATAAAAAACTTTTTCACTACGTAGATGGATCTGCACATTCTACTTACAATGATCCAAGCTGTAGAGTCCGTGCTCCAGAACATGAAAAATACTTAGACATTTTAGCTTCTGGCAAGTAGGCAACTTTACATGGACTTAGTATATATTTGTAAATCTGGGCCAAATGAAGAGTTAAAATATTCCATTAGATCTGCAGTAAAAAATTTAAAGTTTGATAATCTTTGGGTTGTTGGAGGAAAGCCAGACTGGTACACTGGAAATTATATAAGTGTTCCACAGCGATCTGGCAAATATGAAAACCTAAAGGAAAATGCCAGGGCAATAAGTTTGGCTACAGATATTTCGGATTCATTTATAATAATGAATGACGACTTTTATATAATAAATCCAGTAGATATTGTAGAAAATTTTAATGGTGGTAGACTGATAGATAAGGCAAATCTATATCATACACTAGATTCTACCTCAAAATATACCAAGAGACTGTTTGACACTAACACAAAGCTTTTAGAGATGGGCATAAATAGCCCCATAGACTTTGAACTGCATATTCCAATGGTTATAACTAAAGCTGGCCTTTTAAGCAGCGTGGAGTATGACCTATTGTGGAGATCTATGTATGGCAATTTATATGGAATTGATAGCAAACTTATGGAAGAAGATGTAAAGGTTTACGTAAATAGCAGACTGGTCCCAAAAGGGTACGACACTACTAATTTAAAATATCCATACCTGTCTAGCGATGACAGATCGTTTGGCTTTTTATACAAAAAATTTTTAAAAGATATGTTCAAAGCTCGATCGCCATATGAGCAATAGGCTTAGTCTAAAATAGCAAAAATATCTCTATACGCAAGTATCAGATAGGTTTCTCCATCATGAGATACCTCTGTTCCTTGGTATTTAGAAAATAGAACTTTGTCGCCCACCTTAACATCTGGGATCATCATCTGACCATTTCCAAGCATTAGTCCTGGACCAACAGCCACCACGATGGCTTCCTGTGGTTTTTCTTCGCTTATGCTTGCTATAACGAAGCCTGATGCAGTAGTTTGTTCTTCTTTAATTGTCTTTACAACAACCTTGTCTTCCATTGGTTTTAACATTTTTCTCCTTATATCTTTCTAGTTATTAGCTTTTCGTTTAATGTTGATTAATTGATTCTCTATGTTATCTAGCTGCTCTAGATATGTTTTGTGTAGCTCTGCTGCCCTACCAATCCCAGCTTTTGAAAACTGGTTATAGATAGTCTTATCTTCTAAAATCCTGATGGCTTCTACATATCCAGCAACGTCTGTTGGAAAAGCATACAGTCCAGCATTACCAACAGATTCCTCTAGGCCAGGGGTAGGCGACACAATCACTGGAATACCATACGACATAGCTTCGACTGCAACCCTTCCCCAGCTTTCATACGTAGATGGCATAATCACTATACCACTTTTACTATATATGCTATGCATGTCGTCAGTGCTATCATAAATGGTTACATTTGGCAGATTGTAGTCATATTCTATCTGTTCGCCGTATGACCCTCTTACGCCAATAAATTTTTTATCTGGGAATATCCTAGCAAGCTGCCAGAACATTTCTCCCCCCTTATCATTACTCATATTAATAAGGGTAATTGCATCGCCATGCTTTCCAGAATATTTTTTTGGATCTGTTGGCGGATTCAGCACAATTGTGTTAACTAAATCTTTAGAAGTTTCCGAAACCCATTCTGAATTAGCCACCACCATCTTACAGTTTTTACTGTTTATCTTATATGCTTTTGCGTGGAAATCATTGTGTAAAAATACAATTAATGGCTTTTTGACAGGCTGGGAAATCTGCATAGCATTTTTAGTATAATCTAACTGCGTGAATAAAACATCTGCCCATCCCAAATTTGCATTAAGATTAGTAGTGATTGGCATAACATCAACACCGTCTATAGATACAGGGGCCGAAACTTCAGTAACTACCCTAACTTCGTGCCCCCTGGATCGTAAATCTAAGAGAACCTGGTGCATCATTAACTCTGCCCCAGCCTTAGTTTCTGGAAGATATCTTTTTACATACGCTAATATTCTCACTGGCATTTTTGGAATTTCTAATACTTCTTTTTTGCATAATTCAAGAATTTTTTCTGCGGTATCTGCCCTTAGATATTCTTCATAAAGAAGCTTATTGTTTAAGAAGTCCTGCCCCTTCCTTGTCTGAGGGACGTGTCCCATTGCATAGCATACTCCACTGTGTTTAATAAAGTCCTTGCCGTTAATAACTCTGTGAGCTACCTGTTGAGCGGTATCTTCATATCCCCACTGCTTAAACTTTTCGTCCATGCCACCGATTTTCCACCAAGCAGATGGGGTAAACACAACAGTTCCATAGCAGGCAGAATCAAAAGGTGTGAACGAACACTTTTCAATAGGAAGCTTTTTAACTAGGTGTTGCCTGGTTCCTCTATCTTCAAGCATTCTGTAGTTGGTGTACGGATTATGGAACATTTCATCACGATAAGCTGCCGCAATTGCTTCTTTTAGTGGATTAATTTCTGGTATAGTGTCTGCATCATTCATAATGACTAGGTCTACGCCATCGGCTTCCGCCATCCTGACGCCATCATTTCTAGTTGCAGCTGGTAGCCAGACTGGCCCAGGATGATCTGCATAATAAATTTTGGCATCTGGCAGATTTTCTTTGTACCAAGCTATAACAGCCTCAAAAGCTGGAATACGACTAGGCTGGCTACGCCAAGGTATTACAATTCCAACCTTCATATACTTACAGCCTTATGGCTTTAGCAAATACAACTCTGGATGCCATCTTTGAGGCACTAATGATAGCGATTGGTGCAGATACGCTTAGTATGATACCCGCCCACATCTGTGGGCTTGTCCAGGCATATTCCCAAAAGTCCAGGGTGTGGAAGGCATTAGCAAGAACAGCAATACCACCAAAGGCAATCATACCCCATAGTGCTCCACGAGTCTTTTCTGGATTACCCTCTTCATCTACACGAGATCCAAGCACTAGATAAGCAACAAGATAAAGAAGATACATAAGCTCAATAAAGAAGAAGAATAGTCCAGCCATCCATTGCTGAGATAGTCCTACAAATGTGGCAACAGAAGTAATACCATTAAATGATACGATAGCTGAAGATATAAAGGCAATTCCAATACCGATTATCCATGCCCACAAAACTAGCTTTTGATCTATCTGAACCTTTGGAGCACGACGAGCTTCCTGTTTTTCATACATCAGGGCTTTGCTGTTTTTAACGTTGGTTCTTACGTCTTGAGTGACAGATCTTCCACGCTTCTTGGTAGCGGGGGTAGCTTGAGATTCCTCTATTACGTTGACATTATCCATATCTACTATTTTAGCACGTTCTTTAGCAAAATCCAAGTCTAATTTGGCTTTAATTACCCCCAAAATACGCTGATATTCCTTACGTTTTTGAGACAGTTCATAAAGACTTATAAACTGTGTTCCATTAGACATTGTTTGACCTATCCACGCAGTCCGTACGGGGTTCGAACCCGTGATCTTCTGCGTGAAAGGCAGACGAGATAAACCGCTACTCCAACGGACCAAACCCCTCCAGTGAATATCGTTGAGTGATGCTAGGAGGGGGAAGGGCTGCGGCAATTACAAAGCAACAACCGCTCATGCCTTCTATAGAAGTATATCAGATACTAGATTAATCTGCAAGCTTTATTATATAATAAAACTATCCTACTTGGTTTATCGTCAAAATAACCGAAGGCACTGCTGGGTGTAGCGTTGCTCCAGATCCAGTTGCTGCCTCATATTCCATTACGGTGTTATTGCTGTCAGATGACCACATAAGCTGGTAAGAATCGCCAGCAGCAGCATCTACAAACAAGTTTAATGCTGCAACAGAGAATGGATTGTTAGCAGTAATTGCAAACTTTGTATTTGAGTTTGCTAACGGAGTACCGTTTTTGTTTAGCCAGATGTTCACAATGCCAGAGCCATTTGTTTGGTGCATCTGAGCCGAGAAAGCAATGTTGTACTTACCAGCATTTGCAACAGTTACTTGAGATGAATTTACAAGAGTAACTCCAGTCAACCAGTCAGAATTATTGAATGTAAATGCTTGAATTGCATTTGCAGCGTTTGGACCCTGGTCTACCGTGCTAAAGAATGATGCTGATGCACCAAATCTAGCTGCGTTTACATCTCCAATAGTTGCAATCTGGCTGCTTGCATCGTCTGAACTTCCAAGGAATTCTCCAAGCTGTCCATTAAGAACAACTGACTGCTGAGTAGATCTGATTGACATGTTTATGTCTGTGGTTAAAAGTTCTCCACCAAGTATTAGGGCACCATCTTCTCCTGGACCGTATAGCTTTCCATCAATACTGAAGTCCCAAGCAGAATCACCACCATTTGTAGTTACTCTAACAGCATTATTAGCATTTAGGTTTATGCTTGCACCACTGGTAACAGAAACATTGTCATCGGAGGAGCCAACGTATAAGTCACCGTTAGCATTTAGAATACCTGAAACAAGTAGGCCACCCATTGCAGGTCCATTTAGGTATCCATTATTAGTAAATGACCAGTAGTTTTCACCATTTGATTCATGAATTGTGTAGATACCGTCCATTACAAATGTTGCTGGGCTTGCGGTAATTTGAGTTACGTTTGTACCAGAGTTGTAACTTACACCATCAATTTGGTAAAGAGTTCCGTCTACATCAACACTGAAGTTTGCATTTGGCTGGATGTGCGATAGATCTCCAACGATGGCTAGAACATTAGCCTCAAACCCACCGCCGTTTACATAAGCGTCAGTTGTATCTGGTCGCTTTGAAGAAATGTAGACTGTTCCATCGGTGTCAGATAGCCTAACGTTAGTTCTTTCTCCACCAAGGATTAGGTCTGCACTAGAACTATCAATTTCTCCACCAGCACGGAGGTGAATGTGGTTTGGCCCTGTTGGATCAATAACTAAAAATTGATCTTCGTGATATTGCTGTTCAATTAAATCTGCATCTGGAACAATTTTAATTGTATCAGAACTACCGTTGTCACTAGAAGAGTTTGTGGGGTTCTGAATATAACCGTCACCAGGGAGTTCAAATTTTCCAGATTCTGACATTCTCCATGAGTACTCGGTGCCATTGTTATCCCAGTTGGTGGTAAACCTAACGTCATCGTTTGCATAAAGATGTAGGTCTTCATTTCTTGCCTTAAGCTCAAGCTCTCCACTTGAGTCAATGGTCATGCTCATGCCTCTTGAGATAATATTAAATTCACTATCGTCATGGTCAATATTTATCTCTGATACCAGTTCGTAGTAGAATCTAATCTCTGTAACAGTAAGTGGGTCTTGCCCTTCAGGAGGTGTTCCACCAACGTTTATAGTTATATTGCCAGAGCCATAACCTGCACCCTCGTAAGTAAGAAGTCCTCCATCGTTTATAGAGACTCTATTTACGTTTCCTAGGGCATTGTTAAAGAAGTTGATTATGTCTGGAGTTTCGGTGATTGTGACAACACTTCCACTCCAAACAGCGGTAGACCACTGAGTGTTGTTGAACCATTCACTATCCGAACCGATGGCCTCTATTAGCACTTGCTCGTTGCTCTGGTCTAAAGTAATTCGTGCCTTGACAATCCCGTCATCGTTCTTATTTTGTATAACAATGTCGTCGCCAGTATCGTTGGAAATTGTGCTCTCTACAAAAGTAATATCTCCAGTGTTTGCATTTTGAATATCGCCAATGGTTGCAACTCTGTTATTGGCATCTGGAGTGATTGTTGCGTCTCCCCAACCAATGTAGACATTTCCTGGACCTTCACTACCAGCAAAAAGGGTAATGTCTCTTGCAGATCGAAGTGAAAGATCGTCTTGTGGGGTTTCGATACGAGCAGTGCCTGTGCTAGTTCTTGTGAAGGTAATAAAGTCATCGCCATCACCATCAACAATGCTTACAGGAACAACTAGATCTACAGCTGAAACTGCTGCCCCAGAATTGCCATTGGTAAGAGTATCTGTGTATGTCTCAGAGCCCACATTGATTGATAGGTTAGACATATAGGTCTTTTCAGTTTGAGAGTCCATATCTGCTGCAAAACCAATTCGATAGTTTCCAGAAGGGAGGGCTTCATTCAGCGTTACAATTGCTATTGCCTCAGATGAGCCCTGTGGACCAAAAGCAACAGTTACCTTATTTGTTTCTGATGTTGGATCATATAAAAATCCCATGGTGTATGTGCCTGGAGAAGGAACGTCTACCGATGCTTCGCTAGATCCAGAAGCACCCCAAACCTCTAGCTGGGGGCAGTTGAATTGAGCAGCAATTCTTGTAGGGTTTGTACCCCAAGCCCATTCTGGGGTTGTTCCATCAAGGTATATACAAATACCCATATCAGAGCAGTGGTCGTCAATTTCTACATCAATGGCGACCTGGGTAGGTGTGCTTTCAGAAATAACAAAGTCTGTAAAGACTGGATAGGACGGTGTCCCACTATCTTCCGCCTCACTATCATTTGTAACACGGAACCAAACACCGCTTGAATCCCAGCCAAAGTTAGTATTGAGAGTTGGAAGGTGGCTTCTTCCTGTAACATAGGTAAGGAAGTCTGGTAGTGGAACTATTTCAGTTTGAGGAATGTAGGCAGTTGTCTGGACGGTGTTGTCTGGAAAGCGGAGACCGCCGTCAGTCTGGAACTGCCATTCTTTGTTGTTGGCTTCGTCTGTGTCTCCGTTGTCGTCGTAGTTATTGGTTCTAATTGTTACGCTGGAGTCTGCGTAGATACCTATTTCATCTCCGATGGCACGGATAAATACATCGTCAGCTGCCTCAATGTTGATATCGCAGTCTGAGTCGGGTTCGTCATTTACACGAACGGTTTGGATGGTCATGTCGTGGTCAGTGACAGTCATACGGCTTGGTGCTCCGTCTTCGTCAATACTAAAGACAAAGTCAGCAATGTCAGAGCTGCTGCCATCTATACCACGAGCACCAGCAAGAATCATTTGCCATTCAAAGTACTCATCATCATTAGTCCAAGGATTTTCAATATGTTCTCCATTAAACCTTATTTCAGTTCTTGATGAATCAATGGAGCTAATCGTTCCTTCATAAAATGTTCCTGAAACTATTCCATTAGATGTGTAAGGGAAAATTCTAACTGGGCTTCCCTGAGTCCAAGCATCTGAAATATTATCGCAGCTCAGAGGGCCTGATGGTCCTGGCTCTGCTCTAAGTGGACCAATTAGCAAAACTGGCTCAAATCCAGCACCGTCTGCACCATCTGCTCCAGCTGCCCCTGGTTCACCCTGGTCTCCCTTAAATCCTCTAGGACCACGATTACCCTCAAAACCAGTAAGTTCAACGGCATTAATAACAGGACCAGCAGCCTCACCAAATGTCCAGTTTCCGCCAGTAATAGATGTAACACGAGCAGAATAGTTGTATG